CCGAGGAGAGCCCAGCATGGAGTATTTCCACAAGCAATAATAAGGTTTGGGTCGCATTGAAGGATTTCACTTGCGAGACGATCAAGTTCAGGTTCAAACTCTGCTCGAAAGTAACGTGATTTGCCAAAGGAAGGTAGACCTCTAATACCTTGATCCCGTGTTCCACAAAGATCATCGATCTTGTTTCCTCGTGGACGGAGGTTAAATACATTAGTTCGGTGAATCTCAGGATGCATTCGCCAGACCATATCGATAAGTCTAGGGTCTCGCTCTTGCCAGAACTTGTAGATATAACTCTGATCTTCTGAGGTAAGTTCAATCATGCCCCCTTCATCAAGCATACGGAGAAGTTCAATTCCAGAGGAACCAACGAAGCCTTCGCGAATGCGATCTTCGTTTTCGCCCCAGGCTTCGCCGACGATGACAGTTTTAGTCATAGCCGGAACAAGGTTACTATCAGAGCGCCGATCACAGCGGCTATAAATAATTTTGTGTTCAAGTCCATAGTTTTATCCCTCATGGAAGCCCGTCAATTTCACGCATCATATAGCCAAAACCAAAGGCACACCAGATTAGTAAAACAATGACCATTGGGTCCATTGTTACCTCCTATGTAAACCGCCCCCAGTGAGTGGTCTCAATACTTCCTGGGGGCGGCAGGCCGGACATTAGTCTCCAACAGTACCTGTGTTCCGACAGGTGGCGGTTCTAGGCGGAGTGCCTAGCCGTTTACGACTCCAACGGAGCCGTTTGGTCGATCTCCCAGTAAACGCCCTTACCATCCTTGGATGGCGTATGCTTCACATGCCCAAGGAACTGATGGTTCGGAGTTTCATCAAGCATTGCTCGAACGGGCTTTTTGCCTTCTTCACTATCGATACCAAGGTCGTCGACCATGAACTCGGTAAGCCTATAGGCAGACTTTTCGGTCAGGTAAAACGTCAACGTAGTCTGCTTACCTGCAAGTCCGCCGATTTCGGCCAAGGCTTCCTGATCAACGTCATCCAGCGAAGCAACTGGAACGGCAGTGAACTCTGCGAACTCGGTTTGCTTCTGCGTGGACTTGTCAAGCCTCGGCAAGCCCTTGATAGTCCAGACGTAAGTCCCTACTGGCATCGGCGGCGGGCGCTTGATTTCGCCAGAGGGACGGTCGAGGATTGAAGAGAATGTTCCGGTAGCAGCCATAGGTTCTTTTCTCCATGTTGAAAGGCCAGAGTGGAATCGGCTCATGCGGTAGCGGCCTTTACTGCCCACATAGCCGCATCTTCGTAGTGAGTTTGGGCAAGAGCACAGAGACGCCCAATATCGCCACGACTTGGATGCATATCATTATGTGCAGTTGCGGATATCTTATCACAGAGATCAATCAACTCCGCCGACTTCGCCTTGATTTCATCGACGAGCGAATTTTGTGATGGGTTGAAACTTGCTCTTACTCGCCTCTGGCCGAGGGTCTGGTGGCGTTGGCCCAGAGGAGGTTCCGGTACTTGCTTCGGTGTCGGATCGAATGTTACTGGTTCCATCTTGGTCCTCTTCGGTTAATGGCCCGCGAAGCATTTCAAATAACGTCGCAAGGCCGGTTTCCACAGGAAGGGACTTATCCTCGTCCTTCGCCAGTGGATTCGCTAAGGCAAGGTCAATCATGGCGTCCGACCGAAGTTGGATCGTTCGCTTGCCTGCTGTGTTCTTGTAACGAACGTAGTTTGGGAAGTATTGTGGAATCTTCGGCGATAGCTTTTGCCCTACGCCTTGCGGGAAGATTTTCTTCGTTCCGTCGGGAAGGTCCATGTAGATGCCGTGGGCGATTACGATGACATTGGTTTGGAAGGTATCAGAGGTTAGCATGCCGAGGGCGGATTCTACGGCATCTTGGGCGTCGCCGTAGGTTGCTCGGGGGTCGAATTCTCCGGATTTTCCTCTTGGAGTAAGCGGTTCTCTGAAGTCATACGCAGCGTCACAAAATCGGCTGAGTGAATCGAGTACAAGGATATTTCCAGGTCCCCATTGGGACGGGGCACCAAGATCAACTTCATTCCCTCCAACATCTTTATATTTCCATCTATCAAGCATTTTGAGACCGTCGACAAAAGCTCTAGGATTTCCATCAATGATTGGACCTGCAGCGGTGACTTTACGCTTATCTCTAAGACTCCTGTATTCAACATTTTCAATCCTTTCTGGGCATTGATCTGCAATTAGCTTTGCAAGAATATCAAGGAGGTTGTCAAAGTCGAGAATACAGAGCTTGTACCCGGCTTTGACAAGGGAGACTAGGCTTCCGGTTTTGCCGGATTTGGAGTCTCCAATGAGGAGAAGTTTAACGAGTTTTGTGGATTTATGTTGGGCAAGGCTGGGCATGTGATTACCTTACTTCTAGAGGATTCCAGGGTTTTGATTTTACGAAGTCTCCTGCGAGGAACCTCTCGCGAACACTCGGGCTCTTCGAGCAGATCTGGCGGAATTTGCACCCACCATACTTATCACACGCAGTGTCATTCATGGGCCAATAGTTTGCTTTCGCATATTCTTCCGCGAGCGCAAACCAGAAATGCAAGTCATTGACCCATTCGTCAATTTGATCCGAATTACGATAGGTAAAACCTCGCTCGAAGCGGGAAAAGTCGATAGCCACTTGCGCCACGTCGATGATGACGCCTCGAATGGCGGTGTCAAATAATACTTGACCAGCAAGTGTGTATAACGACATCTGGTTTTCGGGTTCATACTGGTCAAAGTAGTAACTCCCTGGTTGAGACTTCGTCGTCTTTTGATCCATGACGAAGATTTCGTCGTTGAAAGTTACGACGCGGTCGAGGTGGCCGCAGAGGAGATAGGATTGACCATACGGTGCATTGTGTCCTTGTTCATAAGGTAGCACTCCCCCAGGCCCCCAATCCAAGCTAAACCTAAAACTCAACTCTGCGCAAACCTTACCATCCGCAAGGACCAAGGTTTTTGCAACGTCATTCTTAAATTTCTCCAAATACCAAATCACCGTTCGCGTCAGCGTCTTTCGGTTCTTATAAGGATTATCCGAGTCCCAATCGCGGGTGCGAAGCAGGAGAGATTTAACTACTAAATGTAATGCATCTTCGTGCTTAGCTCCAACGGACGTTGCAATTTGATACTCATTCTGTGCATGCGCATATTCTTGGCCAAATCGAAGATGGACGTTATCTTCTTTTGGTCTCCATCCCTCGATCATCTGATAATAATACAACCTTGGGCACCGCTTAAGGTACCCTAGACTTGTGCTGTCCCACGCATATTGTACTTTTGTGCCTGGAAGGAACGGACTGTCGCTTGTACCAGCTAACGATAGTCCACTTGCTGATTCCAGTAAGTCTTGCGATCCTTCCATAACTAAACCCCGCCTTCTTTGCTAAAACTACCGTTTGAATCAAGATTTGCCGCTGCTGCTTTGAGATTACTAATTTCCCGGTCGAGATACCAGCGAGCTTTTTCAAGATCGAGGATAGGCGAGCCTTTTCGGTCGTGGCGGGAGATATATTTGATGCAGTTGCCGAGGTTGTAGTTGAGTTGCCAAGCTTCAATAACTCGGATGGTTTCATAGGTGGCTCCGGCTCGATAGTGGCTAGGGTTGATTGGGTTATCTCCATGATAAAGAGGACAGTTAGGCAAGGCACAACCTTTTTGTACAATTGCGTGACATTCTCCGCATTTAACGGCCATGCTTCTTTCTCCAGTTGTACGAAGGATCGTCATTCCAACGTGGCTGTTCTATTATAGGTTCGTCGATAACAGAAGCGCAGTAATGTTGGATTTCTTCGGCTGGAATGTACCTATTATGTAGAACTACCCATCCCTCTGGAGGAGGCTCAGGCTTTGGTGGAAGTCGCTTACGCATTAAAACCTCCGTTTCATTGGCTCTTGGGCTTTGACAAGCCCTAGGGCAACCAAGTCCACCTTCGGTCCATCGGCTTTCTTAGACTTTTTCCCATCGTCAAACTCGCCCCGCGCTTTGCGCTGATAAGCGATGATATCGTCGATGTCTTGGTCGGAAAGGTTCAACGGGTCTTCATTCATAAGCATGTCCAAGTCTTTCATGACACTACCTTTGTGTGGATGACATTCCATACGGTTCGCTGACTCCAACCTACCTGTTCTGCAATTGCGCGCTGAGTCCAACCTTCTTCATGCAGCCTTAGAATTTCATTTCGTTGGCTATCAAATAATCCTGTAGCACCTTTTCCAGCTCCCTTTCCAGGAACATGGCGGCCACGAGCTATCATGTCATCTACATTGTTCTTTTGGGTTCCATGGTAAAGATGCTCGGGATTTATGCAGCGTCTGTTATCACATTTATGTAATACAAGGGAGTCGCCAGGGTCGCAAACAAGTGCAGAGTATACGAATCTGTGTGCTATAAACTGAGCGCCCTTGTATTTAATTTTACAGTAGCCTTGGGTAACATCGGATAGATGGCACTCTAGACAATCTCCTACTTCTGAAGCTAGCGCCAAGAGTTCATTGGCTTTGTTCATTAGATCATCGAGTTCGCGAGTTGCCACAGGTGTTCTCCTCGTTGATGAAATCTTGTAATACGTCCATGCTTTCGTAGTTCACGACTTCCCGATGCATGATTCTTCGAAGCTCCGCGCTCCAGCCCCAACCAAAGCGATCTTCGAAGAATCTAACATCATCTTCATTGAGATTAAGCGTTACCTTGCGCAGCATCTTTTGCCTTCTCCCGATCTACAATCCAGACTTCGTCTTTGGCTTTAAGCAGGCTTAGCTTCGCTAAACTTTCATCGCCAGAGGCTATGCGGGCAGTGTATAACGTTTGCATGAGGTAGTTGATATCGTTAGTTGGTATCGCTATGCCAAGGCGAGCCTCAGCTGCGCGGTACCAGAGGGACATCGCTACCTCGTGGGAGATCATTCTGGCACCTTCAATGGCCCTTCGCCCCAAAAGAAATTCTCGAGTGGCTGCCATTTGCCAACTCCAGGAACCATAACCATTAGAAATTCTGGATCAGATACGTCACTACTGTTTTCAACGACGTGCATAACCTCCCATTCAGGATAAGGATCATCATTTTCGTCGGCAGTTCCTGGCGCTTTAATCTTCCATTTGCCCCAGTAGAATCCTTCGGCCTTTGGCGTTTTCATTCCAAAGCCTCCACATGCGTAGGCGCTAGCGCTTTTTCAAGGTAAACCCAACATTCGCCTTCGGTATCCTCGCGGACAGTAAAAACTAACTCGTCATACTCGCTCCCGCCATGCATTTTATGCCCGGCAGGATACGCAAGTGCGTTCAACTTGCGATCAAGTGCACGAGCACGATTTAGGCGAAGCCGATATGTCATAGCCGCTTCGCGAGTACCGATGTGAGTACGTACACCTTTTCCTTCTTTCATAGCCTTATCCATCAGTTCGTACTCGGACTGATAGCTAAGGCGAGAATTAGACATTGTCATTCAAAGGCTCCCTACTCTTCTTGCAGTACGGACATTCGCCTCGGCACTGTCTTTGATCTGGTGGGGCACATTCAGAGTAAGTTAAGGCCCAGATTAAACCATCCTTACAGATGAGCTCTCCATAATCCTTTTGAAGAGGACATTTGCGCGTCATTGTCATCGAATCCTCACACTGTCGATTTCATAGAGATTCTTCATCGCTCGAGTTGTGATAACATAGCGAAGGTTTTTATCCTGATCATCACCTTTGCAAAGCCAAGGATCAAGATGGTAAACTGTTTCCCACTCTAGCCCTTTGGCCTTGTGGCCGGTTGTTAATGTAATCGTTCCGCGTTGTTTGAACAAATCCTCCGCATGGGCTATCGCGAGGCTTAGCGTTTTACCAAAGGTTGCAAAAACCTTCATGCACTCTGCGATGTCGTCGGCGGTTTTTGACTCTCGGTCGAGCTTAGCGTTGCGCCAATTCTCAATAGCGGACAAAACTTGCGCCGTGGACATTT